AATGATATCATCAGCTGTAATATAAAGTTCTAATCCATTATACTTATCATAAGTGATAATATCACCATGACCAAAAGTTCTTTTGGAAATTTTAATTCTAAAGTTTGTACCATCTACACCTTTAGTTGTGTTTGCTGCTTCAATATCCGCTACAATGTAGGGAAGGTCTTGAGCAATAGGAGTTTGCCATTTGTACTCACCACGCGCATTGTCCACCATGATTGTGTTCTTTCCACCAAAGGAAGCCATTTGATACAAAGGCATTTCTACCTTTTGGGTCATTGCCCAAAGATCAACTGGTCCCATATCCATAGGCTCAGCATTGCCAAGCATTTGGGTTAGGTGATAAGAATCAACATGAGAACTAGCTTTGTAGCTTGTATCTCTTAGGAAAATCCCATTATTTAATACTGGAGTTGCCATAATTTTTAATTGTTTTAATTGTTATTATTTATTTATTTGTGATTATTAAATCCGTTTGAAAATGTTGTTGGTTCTTGGTAACTTCCTACCCGTAGGCTTATTTCTTAGATCATCCTTTTCTTGGACACCTAAAGAATTAGACCCACCCGCATTAGATTGCTCAGTTTTAAGCTTTCTTACAGTTTGTTCAACACTCTTCTGAGCTCCTTTATCCATTATTTTTGCTTTATATCCTTCAGGATCTTGTAGCAACCACAATGCTTCAGAAATTAAACTATAGTTTGGTTCAACAAATTGATACTTTTCTAAAAGATGTCCGAGTAAATTAGTATTACGTCCACTTACAGAAGGATAACTTGGTTGAACTAAACCATTATACAACATTGCTTGTGTTCTTTTATCTATTTTAATATCTCCTAAAGCACCATCTTTAAGTGTTTCGTATACATTTGACATGTATGTTTTAGATGCATGTTCTTGTTGTTTCTTTTTGAGTTCTTGTTCCTCAATTTTTTTAGCAACAATTTTTTCTTGCATCTTATCTAACTTAGGTTTAAACTTTGAAGCTTGTGTTTCTAATTTTCCTAAGTCTTTCCAAATTTCAATTTCTTCAGCAATTTCTTCAGATGTACCATAACCGGTTGCACCTAAATATTCTCTGATAATTGTTTCTTGGTCTTGTTCTCTTCTAACATCTAAAGATTTTGTTTCTTCTACTTGTGATAAAGTTGAAAATAAACCTTTTAAATCTTGTCCTCCATCAGCTACATATCTAGCAGCAATTTGAAGTTCTTCAGGTAAACTTGCAAAAAATTGTTTTGGAGTTTCACGTCTTACTTGATTACCTCTTTCTTCTAAGTTAGCTTCAATTAATTCTTCCCAGTCTTTTGCTGTATATTCATCTAAAGATTTTTCATCATCAAATGGAACAATTTTATCTTCACTAATTAACTTACTAAATACATCTGAAATACCAGAGATGCTTTTTCTACCCCTAGTTTCTTTTTTAATATCTTCTTCATCTTCTTCATCTAAAGAATCCATGATACTATCTGTATCTTCTTTGGTCATCTTAAGATCTTTAGTTTCAGATTCATCATCGTCACTAGAAGTTGTTTTTGTTGATAAATCATCAACATCATCAACATCAGGATCTGCAAATGAAAAATCTGGTTTTTCTCTTAATCCAGAAAAAATGTTTTTTTTGTTTGTGTCTACTTTAGGTAACGTAATATCTCCGGCACCAGGGGTACCATTAAAGATTTCATCTAGGTTAATATCTAATGTTTCTACGTTACTGTTCACAGTGTTTTCTTTTGTATTCATATTTGTTGGTTTTAATATTTAATACTTTATATAGATAATATACAATAAGTTTACTTGGTTATGAAAAAATAAACTTATATAATTTGAATTAAATGTAAAGTTTTTTGCAGTATATAGCTAACACTAATTATTTGTCTTTATTTTTTTTAGATGCAGCTACATCATATTTGTTTTTATTTTCTCTTGCAATAGCTAATTCATTTTGAGAAATTGACATGCTTGCTGCAATTTTTTGTTTCTCTACATCCAATTTACTTTTCTCCAGTACCCCCTTACTATTCATTTCCTCACGTTTAAGGTTTGTCTGTTCTTGGTATCTAGTGGTTTCTCTAATATCTTTCATAGCATCTTGATAATCAGATACTTGATTTTGATTTATATCAGCCATAGAACCATACCCAGCAGCTCTGATTTCAGCAATAGTTAAGTTATTTTGTCTATCCTTATCATTTTCCTGAATCTCAACTTGTAACTTCATTTGTTCTTCTTGAGCTTTAGCTTGAAGTTGTTGTTCTTGCATTTGACGTTCTTGCTGCATTTGTTGAGCTCTTTCTTGCTCTAATCTTGTTTCTGAATCTTTTAAGATATCAGTTACTTCTGCAATAGAACTTGCTTTAACAATATTACCTAATTCATAAATTGATGCTCCTGTTGTATTATTAGTTAAAGCCATCTGCTTTAATTGCTCAAGAACTTGTCTATGGTTAGTTTTAGTGGTCGCAAATACATTAAAATCTCTAAGTAATAGATCAGTACCATTTATAGTAAAATTAACCTTCTGAGCCTCTGTGGTGATGTAAGACAATCTAACACTTGGATTTGTACTATTATAATATTGTGCTAGGTCAGTTCTCATCTGATGAACTCTAGGCATCAAATGATCTGAGTGTTGCACAAAGTAAATTTCTGTTTGTGCATATGATTGTTGCATTGCATTAACAACTCCTGTTGCAGTTTCTGCTGATACTGCTCCACCTAATCTTTGTGGATTAATTCCTATTGCATCAAAACATTGTTGTTTAAAATAATTAGCCAATTGAATTCTAGACATCAACCTATTAGTTTGCTCCATATTTAGAGTTTGATAGTGATTGAAATTAGTGGCATTTTCAGTATTAGTAATAGATGTATCTAAAGGAAGCATCTGAAAATCTTTCATTGCTACCCATGCTTTAGCATAATTATTTTTTCCCCAGTCTTCTCCCATAGAATGACGCGGTAAAGCATTTTGATCAAACATAATAACAGTTCCTAATTCATCAATTAGAATATCTGCAATTTGATTATTAACCATGTTATAACCAACTTGATAGGCTTTCATTAAATCTACTAAAGAAGTAGATCTTGTATTTCTATCAGAAAATACTCTACCTTCTACAGGAAGTTTACACCCATAAAGTGAGTTATTACCTTTAAATTGAAAGGGTAACCTACCTGGTTTAGTTCTGTTAATACCTAAATATATAGGATTTACATTATCATCCATTGTGGTTCTCCACATGGCAGGTACATTTGGTCCAACCTTGACACCACCCCAAACTTCATTAATCCAAATCCAATCTACATGCTCTCCTTGTAATAAAGTTTCTTTACTTTTATTTTTAAAGATAGATGTATCATAAACAGGTTTCTGAGTTACTTTATATGTTTCATCAATAATTTCTTGAATAACTTCACCATCAAATTCAATTTTGGTTAAGTGACCTATTTTTCTTTGAGTCTTCCAGTAGATTGTAGACACTCTCATTAAATTACTATCTCCAAATCCTTCTAAGTCTTCACCTTGAGAAAGTATTTGAGTAACAATATCACCACCACGTGCAGGATCAGCCATATAATTACTTGCATATTGTCTGTAAGCTAATCCAGGCATATTGGTATTCCATTCATGAGACCTAGTAGCATCATAATAAGAACCATCATTTTGATAACCATTAACTTGATATTGTGCAGAACGTGCAGGATATATTCTCTGTAAAGAAGATAATTGTTTCTCATTCATCAAATAACCATATCTATCTACTACATCTGAGACAGTCATTAAATCAATCTTACCTACATAATTAGAATCAGCAATATATCTTTGATCTGGAGATTTTTGATAAAATGTAAGAACAGGATTCCATAACTCTACATCATAATCATCTTCTAGCATACGGAAATGCCAAAACTCTCTATCTGAAATAAGCATATCTCTAAATGCTCTTTCTTCTAGTTCTTGCATTCTGAATCTTTCGTCATCAATATTATGTTGATGCGATGCCCATTCTTCCACCATGCTTCTATAAGACTTACTAAAAAAATCTTCTATCTCTGGAAGAGATTTTAATCCTTCTGGTGATAATTTTTGTTGGGCTTCTTCAGATTGTGGGTCCATGCCCATTTCAATCATTGATTGTATAAGCTGTGTTTCAGCATCAGCTAATAAGGATTCTTCAATTTGCATTCTTTTCTGCTCCAACATTTCATTATATGATTTGTCATCAACAGCTCTGAACTGAACCTTATTATATCTTTTAGAAAATTCTCCACTTAAAACATTTATTACATTTGGAACAATTGGATAAAATTTAAGTTCTAACGCAGAGTCATTCTCTTTAGTTAAAACATCCATCATATCTTTATAATCATTATCCGGCTCTACTATGTAATCTGTTTTATCAATAATACCTTTTGCTAATTTATAATTCTTTAAAAGTCTTCTAGCATTAATACGCAAAAATTCTACACCTTGAAGTTCAAGCCAATCTAAATTCCATGCTGCCCAATCATCATTTTTTTCTGAAGCTGGTAAAAACTGTATAGGTTGAGTTAAACTAGAAAACGTAGGGCCTCCTTCAGCCTTAGCTCCATTTTTTAACTGCATTGCATTTAATACTTTCATCCTAAATATTTTTAATTAGTCTATTTATAATTTTTAAACCCAGACCTGGTTGGTCTATCATTATTTCTTGATCTGTTTTGTCCAATATTTTTAAACGGACTATACTTTAATTTACTGAAATTATCTGACTTTACCAAAGAATTTTCTTCAGATTCTTGCCTTTTAGAATAACCTCTATTGGATTGTTGTATTTTAACAAAAGCTATTAGTGCCCCAAATGCCACCAGTCTATCTACGTTAAGACCTGGGTAATATGCTAGCATTTCTTTAATAAGCATTGGATCAGGTATTCTTTCTACTCCTAATGTTTGATTTATTACAACACCGTTTATATCTGTTTCTTCATTTATTACTTCTCTTAGAAATTCAATAGCATAAGAAATTAAATGACTTTTAAATAGTATACCAGTATTCTTCCATCCATATTCTTGATATACTGTTCTATTAGCACCAAGATCTTTAAGAAATAAAATTTGTTGTTTAGGTACTAAATATCTTTGTTTTTTTCTAGCAATCATATGCTGGATAAAAAGAGATATGTTATTCTCTACAATAGTCCAAGCATTATACCATTCAATAATTAGTTCAAGTCTTTCGTGTGTTTTATTAATATCATCAAACCTTCCACACCAAGCAGCAACAATTTTATCTTTTTCTAAAAACTGTTCAATATCTCCAGATACAGTAGTTCTAGTTACTTCAGTAGCATTCTTATAAACAAATATGCTACATAAAGAATCTGATGTAGTTGTCTTTCCTTCTGACACAGGATCAATAGATGCATAATATGCTCCAAACCCTGGACTTTTTACAGGTCTTTCCCAGACAACAATAGTACCTGTTTTATCTGTTTGTTTTTTATCTACAGGAAATCTAGTGATTGGTAATTTATTTGTTCTCTTAGCAAAGATTCCTTTTTCATCTCTATCTAATTCAATGAGTTCATAAGGATATTCTTTTTCCTCAATTCTTTTTTGTTGTCTGCTAAGTATCCCTTGAGGAAACACGGATGCTTTTCTATATGCAAATGCTTCAGCAATATTAAGTGGTTTTTGAGATATTCTTAATTGGAATTGTTCACTGTTTAATTCATTTTTCCATCTATCTCTTTCTATAATGATTGCACTAACAGCATCTTCAACTAAAGAATTGCCGTAATCATCAATAAAAGGGGGCATAGACCACTGTTCAGGAATAAATAATCCTGCCATACCAATAGTACCATCAGCATCTATTAAATCAGTTTCTACAGCATATATGTCATTTGCCACAGGATTTGTAATCATATCTTTTAAAGGATTACATTGTTCTAAATCTCCCACTGATCCTGCTGCTATAAACATACCTGTAGTCATCATACCAGAAGACATAGCAGGACGTAAATATTCATATGTTTCAGACATCTTAGGAGCAATGCCTGCTTCCTCATGAAAGAAATATGTACAAGGTCCACCTACTCCAGTTGTGGCATTTTTTTCAAATGAACCACCTTGTATTTTAGATTTAAGTCCTCTAGCAGTTTTTCTATTGCCTATTCTTACTTCAATTTGTTGTTGCCATAAAAGGACCTTTTCTGGATTGCTTGGCCTATACCATGCAGTGTGTTCATTAAGAAAAATTTTATATTCATCTAAAAACTTCCAAGATCCTTTATCATTAATAAAATCTTTTAATGATGCACCAATTTTACAAATACTACCTTCTTCAAACCAATAGGTATTTATAAGTTTACCCATATGAAAATATGAAGATGCAATCTGACGTTTTTTAAGTATTGCAGAATGTTTATTATTTAACTCAGCTAATAATTCATAAAGAGCCATATGATATTGGGCATCTCTTACTTTAGCAAAGCCATACTTTTTTTCTTCTTTATCAAAGATTGGTAAAAAGTTTAACCACATATAATAATCTCTACTTAAATACCAAGACTTATTATCATCTTTATATATAACACCTTCTCTACATTTATTTTTTTGATCTTCCCAATATGTAGTAAAGTCTTTAGATCTAAAAGGTTTATTACAGTAAAACCCTTGAGTATTAAAAGTTTGAGCTTCTTTATTAAATTCTTTAGCTAAACTATTAAATCCATATTTGCCAGGTTCACTAAATATACTTAGTATATAATCAACAAATTGTTTTTTAGTTTCAAAATCCGTGGTTATCCACTCACCATTATAATATGTTGGAACGGATTTATACATTCACTAAAATTGCAAAAACATCACCTTCTTGAATAAGTAAATGTTCTTGATCATTATGTTTCATGGGAACAGGTAAACAATGGTCTGTATATTGAACCATATCTCCTATTTTTATTTCTAATACACTTGCTCCTACTCCTACCACTGTTCCTACATTCTCTCTTTCTTGAGATCCATCAGGAATAATAATATTAGTGTTTTTGAAAAACTTTTCAGCTGCCTTTTGTTTTATCAGAATCTTCTTCCCTACTGGTATAATTTGTTGTGCCATCTTCTTTGGTTTGTTTATTTGTTATTAATGCTGTATTATCGGTTTGGTTTTTTGTTGTACAGGGCTCATCCCAATAACAAAAATGCCATATAATTTCTTTATCCTTCATTATATTTGGTCATAAGCTAATCCTGCACCACCTCTAACCGAACTTTCTTGTTCTTGTTTCATATCAGTAAAAGCCCCTTTATATGAATGTCTTATTTGTTCAAACTTAGCTGCTGCATTTACCATAGAATTTATGTTACCATCTCTTCCGTGTTCTATTGCAGTAACTTCCATATACTTGGCCAATCTATCAAGCATAGATTTAATACCAACATAAGCTCTATATGTAGGGGTTTCATAAAGTTTTTTACACATATCTAATGCATATCTTATTTTCCCATCTTCTGGTGATTCTTCTAATTTAATTTCTTCAATTATAATATCTTCTTTTTCATGCTCAGGTAAATTAAAAAAAGGATTCATATCTGGATTTGGACAAGACATATAAAAAATGTATTGATATACTTGCAAATAGCTATTAGGATATTCTTCCATAATAACATTTAAAAAAGGTAAAGCATAACAATGTTCAGTTGGAACAACTTTGGAGTTTTGTATATCAAATAATCTAATTAACATATATTATATTTTATGGGTTAGTATTCATATATCCTTGTATAGTAGAATAACTATCACTGACTATTAATTCAAGTCCACTGCTTAATAAAACTCTTACTACACCAGGTAAAAAGTTCTTATTTATAGTAGAGTAATAAGCAGATACACCTACAATTTGTAACTGAGTAATATAAAATGGAGTA